ATAGTGGATTTCCATTACTACGTGACCACAGAATATCAGCGATACGCACTAGTTCAGCGAACCACTTTTTCTGAGCAGCCTGTGCTTTCAACAGAGAAGGCATATGTTGTTTCTTAATGCCTTCTAGAGAGAATTCACCCGGAATATAGAACAGTCCGGGTTTCATATCGTCCATGTTACAGGCTAGCAATCCATTGCTGTAATCACGGACAATACTATCCGCTACCTGCACAGATCCTACTGTGATTTCAAGTAGTGGCTGACCCTCATCGATATCACGCCACCAACTACTCGTACCAACCACGAGAATTGATGGGTGTTCAAACGAACCCGGTGGTATTTCAAATACTCCCGGAAAAATAGTAGCTTTTCGCTCACTAATCTGCTTCGGGAGAATCGATACCACAGTAGATTTATCAAGAGGATTCACAGGCGAACGAATCGTACGACGGTTAGAACCTGCCATACCCGGAAACGATCCGACATTTACTTCTACGAGATCATCCACACCAGCCATTAGTTCACCTTGTAATTAGAGGGGACTACGATTCCTTGCTTGTACGTCAACGCATCACTAACATCAGTCTCATTCCCGAATAGTTCGTCTTGTAGCTCTTTGATTCGCTGTTGTCTACCTTCTGGAGTCGTGTTTTTCTCATCTTCTATGTATTTTGCCATGTTTGACTTGCCCATAGCAGCATACATTCCATCGATGAGAAATTTCGTTGCATTCCAGATTGGAGGTCTAGGATTGCCATTATCGTCCGCGTAAGCCCATACAGGCTCATATGATGTCTTTACGCCTAGTTCCTTCTGCTGTTCCTCGGGAACTATGACTAGACGTTCAAGGACATACAAATCCTTGAGATATGAATACTTCTTTACTTCCATGATTTCCGGGAAAAGTAACTCAATACCAGCAGGAGTATGAGTAACCATCCTATTTTCAAGTTGGTCATTTGCCCATACGATTCTGAATATGGGTCTATCACTCGATATATCCTTCCCGTAATAATCGACTAGTCGTTCGTTGAGAGTTTCAATTGATTCCATATTAAAGAGGTGAGGATACGCCCCCCGGAGTATCCCCACCATCCTCCCTTACACGCCCGAGTTAATGTACCATTTCTGCGCAGCTTTAGACCACACAAGGAATACAGCACGATTCTGTGCCATAGCAATACCCACGAGGATATTACCAGATGTTCCAAGTGTGACCGCGCCAGCAGTAGGAATCAACACAAGGAACTGACTCACAGCAGTTCCAAGACCCGGAATGATTGTGTTGATCTGCGTAGAACCAGTGACATTAACTATATCTGCTTTCGCAGTAATTGTAGCAGCCGATGCTACTGTAGCTTCTGATAATTTAGAAACTGAACCGGGGATCATTTTTTACCCTCCTCCACCTAATGCATCCCTAAATTGGGTGCTGATGGCATTGTGTTGAGGCACTCACAAAGTCCCACCCACCAGCACCCACGACACTATCCTACTGGCACATATCTCTGTGTAGCAGGATTGTAGACGAGCAACATGACCTGACCTGCCACTGATGCAGTGGTGGTCAAGATTCCACCGACACCAGTAGTAGCAGTGATGCCACCAGTTCCAGCGAACTGAATAGCGAGCATGTGCGCGTGTGGGACTGGAGGTGTAATCACAGTGATTGCCACGTTTCCAGTCAACACAGTAAAGAACGTGGTAGGTGCGATAGTAGCAGCACTTGCCAGCGTTACAGGAGATCCGAAGTTAGACGGATTGAGTTGTGCCCAATCAGATGGTGTGATAGGCATTGTTCTAGTACCCCACTGGAACTGCGAGGTTGTCGATGTAGCTACAACCTGCGGGGTTAGACACGTAGGTCTGCATACCTACAACCATGTAGAAGATCTCGGCTGCACTTACGCCACCAGATGGCCCACGGATCTCGAAGATCTTACGACCATCAGTAGTGTAGAATCCGATGGGGAGAATTTCTGCGCGTCCCCACACTTCATCTACAATCAGATCGATGCGAGTCTTATCCCACGAATACGAGGGAGAAATACTCACACCAGCTAGTTGCATATTAGTTCCACTAAAGTACATATTCAGCCCTTCTTCTTTGGCTGACTTCTGAATAGTGGAAACTAGCTGACCGATTTCCTCATATGCCTGCTGCTGGCAGGGATGAGTCCACGCCTTCGGCTTAAACGTGTTGTCGATACCAACACGATTGCCGATCTTGTTGATCGCAAGACGTGGAAGAGGAAGAGTAAGACCAGCGCCACCCGCATTCACGCGGTTAGCACGGATCTCTGGTGTAGTTGACCGGGAGAATCCTAGCCAGTTTCCTGACGAGGAATTAGAGTGATGATATGGCACTCCAAACAATCCCGGTAGGGATGCAGGAGATGCGATACCGTTAGTCACGATCTTATCAGTGCCGGTCACTGATGCAATCTGAGGAGTGATGTTGATGATCTTGTTCTCAACATCGTAGAAAGTGATCTTGCCACTTCCACGATTGATAGCAAGAGCACTATCCCAAACCTGTACAGTCTGGTCATAACGCATCAGACGCACACCGAATCCATCAGTGGTGCAGGTAATGACGTTAGAACCACCAGCAGGAGTATCAGAGGTTACGACACCAATGACACCATCACCAGTCTGCATCATCTGAGAATCCAACTGACGCTGGAATTCATCCAATGCAGTAGCAGTCAACCTACGGACTGAATTGATGATGGCCTTACGAGCATCATCAGTAGCCCACTGAGTCAACTTGGTGTATTCAATGTTCTGTGAAAGAAACACTGAATTGAGTACCGCCTTATCGAAGGTCGGCCCACCACCTCGTCCCAGATCTCCGCCATCTGGATTGAAGTACTGGAATGAGCCACCGGGCCTCAGTTCCAGAGGAACGCGCATCTGACGATGAGAAATCTTTTCAACATCACGCTTCTTGATGCTGGTATAGAATTTCCCATCTCGCTCAAACAGAACTCGAACTTTATCAATTACTTTTTCGAGTTCAGTTGCAGCGATTTGAGCTTCTACAACTGCCATTAATTACTCCCCATTCTAGGAATTCAAGAAATCCAGAGTAGACATACCGACTGGTACGTCTTTTCCTGACTTGATTTTTCCACTAGAAGATGGGGATGTGGATTTCCCAGGTGTAATTGGACTCTTTCGAGTCGGTCTTTCCTCTTCACGATTACGACTACTAGCACCAAGTCCCCGCAAAGCATCATTTCGGGCCTTTTTTATAACTGAAGGCAACAGTGTTCGTGCTTTGCTTAGATATGCGGACTTGATCTTATCTGTGTCGGCCTTCTGGAAATTACTCGCGAATGCACGTTCCCACAATTTATCCAGAAGTCCACGGAAGCGCGTATCTTTCGAGATTAGTTCTTCTAACTTGTCAAATGCTTCCTTCGTCGCATGATCTCGCACATAATCCGTCATACTCTTGTTCGGATCAATGTGCTGATCTATCGTAGATTTCAATACGTTATCCGCGCGTGTCTGAAGATCATCGCGTGTAGACTCAAAATGAGTCATTACGCGTGTTTTTTCCTGTTCTTCTATTCCACGCTGATAGTCTATCTCTTCAGGACGTGTCTGTCGTGATAGAGGCTTATGAGGCTGGAAATTCTGTGAACCGAATACGAACTGATTCAATACATTAGCAGCGGCTAGTAGTGGAGTACCCTGATCTCCTAGTGCGCGTCCTTCTTTCACCATCGTTACGATGGTATCTTTTACAACTCCACCCAGCACATGATAATATGCCTGTTGATCGACTGCTCGTAAAGCTGGAAGATAGTTGTCAGCGATCTTATAGAACGCTTCCTGATTTTCTGATCTAGCGGCCTGTAGAATCGTCGTGATATCACCTGACATCACCTGACGTTCTATATTATCCATCACTCCCGCTTTTTCAACAGCGGTTTTCGCATCATTGATGGTAGGAAATACTTCCGTGAACTGTTGCTCACGATAGTATGCCTTCTCAAGATATGGAAAATCCTTGAAGAGTTTCGGATACTTTGCGAGTATTTCCTTACGTCGAACTGGAGTCATTAACTCCAGATCTTCTTCTGTTGGACCCTTTAATTCCTCTTCAATTTCCTTTAATTCATCTATTTCTTCCGGTTCTGTTTCTTCGCCCTCTTCCTCTTCCCCTTCAATCTTTTTAGAAGGAACAGAGTCAAGATCCAATACTTCTGGTGACGCATCTTCGTTCAGAAGCTCAAAAGTATCGAGATTGTCATCTGCTGTAGCGTTAGAACTACCCGATGAATCATCAGCCGCGTATAAGTTATTGAACTGTAGGTGCATTCTGTCCTTCTCCCATTTGAACCCCTTCATTATCTGAAGGTGGTTTTGGATTATTTGGCCCCTGACCCATTGGAGGCATTGGTGGCTGCATAGCCATTTGGGCCTGCATCTGTTCCATCTGTTGTTCCATCATTTTCTGCTTATCCATATCCAGATGCATCTTCATATGGAGTAGCACATTCTCGTATCCTGCCTGATTCTCTAGCTTACAGAGTCTACCTGCATCAGCTACAAGCCATCGACGGCAGATATCAGCCTCCAATACATGATTATCCACGTCATAATCAGGTATTACACTAGGTTCGCGTGTAGGCTGAGGTGGTGGCATTCCACTCATCATCGCCTGTTGCATCATCATTGGATCAGGAGGAACTTCTATTGGCTCACTGTTAATGAGTTGCTGGATTTCCTCATACTGTTTCTGACGATCATCTTCACCCGGTAGAACATAATCGTTCAGTCCAATGGCCCTCTTGATGTAGGGCATATTCTCAGGAGTCGTCAGAGATGCCGTGATGGTATCATTGTTCATCTTGAACAATTCCATGATCGCATCTTTCTGCTGATTCCACGTTATCGGTAGATTCTCATTAGCTTCCAACTCAACAGAACCAATCTTTCCCTCTAATTCAGCTCTGCGAATGAAAACATTGATGAAATTACCGAATTCATCCTTCTTTACTTGTTTCTCATCATCTTTCATTTCTTTGATGAAGAGTGGAATAGCCTTTCCATTGACGTTTTTCCACCATGTCAGAAGCATCTTCCATGTAGATTGAAGCCTCTGAAGAGCCTGCGCTCGGCTCATACTGTATTCTGAGGCTGTTCTACTTCCTGACATCTGTCCACCGAAGAGTGATGGCAGAGCACCGGATACCATTTGCCCGATTTCCTGAATCTTTTGTGCGAATGGTAGTACTTCTTGTGACAGAGTGGCTGTTTTGACTTCGTAGAATGCGTCCGATAGTGATTTTCCTGATTTCGGGGTTGCAGGATGAATACTTCCTGGGGCAACTTCTGCGTTACGATATGCCTTAAAGTTAAGTACCTTTGGATCAGCAAATGTCTGAGGAATCCCATGCTCAACTGTCTGTACAACGAGCGAAATAAGATCGTTAGTGATGTCCTGTACCGAAGTGAGAAGTAGACCAATTGGATCGAAATGAATATAATCTGAAAGGGGATTATAAGTAAGTGTCCAAGAGTCATCAAGAGCTTCATTACACGCGTCTGCGACGAAATCATTGACTACAACCACCTTCACGCCGTCAGGGAACTGTTTATGAAGTTCATCCGACTCATCTTTACCAAGAGTCTGAAATGCTGATGGTCTGAGCCATGCATTTCTTACCGTGCAGTTATTTACGGGATGTTCTCCTCTATACTGCGGACTTGTTCTTCCCCATTGCTCGTACAAATCGTAATTTGATTGTCCTTTTGTGATTTTCTCTCTGAGTTCTGGATATTCCTCCAATACGTTTGCAAAATGTGTCTCATAGGAATAAATAAGATAATTGCAATCAGACTGATTTCTAGCCCATACCGGAACTTTGACGAATAACCCACCGTAGACCTCCATGCACACGCGCGACTTAGGATGTGACGTAACGCCGACCATTTTAGTTACAGTTAGTGTCTCCTGTGTCATCTGAGGAATGACTAGTGAACCACAATTAGGACATTCTTCCTGATCTTGTGGTCCCTCTGGCATAAATTCATCAGATATTTCCTCCTCTGGTGCCTGTAATCCCATCATCGTAGGATCAGGAGCCATCATAGGATCAGGAGGAGGCATCATTGATGTAGCGAGTTCATCGCTCATCTGCCCACCACACTCAGGACACGTACCTAGATCATGTAGTTCCTTCTCTTCCTCGTACTTCTTTTCGTCGTAGGTACCATATTCTTCGTCCTCTTTTGCATATGTATAACACGCGGTCATTCCTTCTGTGACGAAGACGAATAGAGCGTGTAACCATAGGAGAGGAGCATCGTTATGCTTGAAAATTAGGGCAGCAATCTTGTCACCAGCCTTAGCTGTGCTGAGATCCAGGGGATTATCTGCGTCATCAGGATAACAAGTGATAGGAGGGACAGTGACACTAAGAGCAGCGATAATAGATTCAAGATAAGCGCGATAGACGTTGACGGGTTTGTCGTAGTAGCTCTGATCCGAGCTATCACCATCTCTCTCAGATTCTGGCACACGCCAATCATGTGCGACTTCCGAATAATAGGTGTGCTGGACGTTCTCCCAAAGTAACTTGAGTCTACGCCATTGCCTGATTTGCCTGTCACGCACACCTCTATCTTCATCATCAAAATGATCGATGATGGTTTTGAGGAGATTCTTCGTTGTATCTGAGATTTCTTTAGCCATTAGTAGCCATATGCACGTTGTGATGGAATTAATGGCCTACGAGTACGTTGTGCATCAAGTTTACCTTGATTGATGGAATTAGCTAGATTCGGATTGTTCTGATCTTCTCCGAAATTCTGACCAAATCCACCCGGATAATTATCTGATGGAGATGGCATCTGACCTAATCTAGGTTCTACTCCTGCCACCTGAGTAGCTCCAGTAGCTGACGGCTGATTAGATCCCATCTGAGCCGCTCGTGAAAGAACTCCCTTAACGATATCAGTCTTAGTAGAACCAGTTCCCAACATATTACCAGCAGTAGTCTTACCAATATTCAGTAGAGTACCCTTAAGTCCTCCGCCTAGTGCTTTATTGGCAGTATCTGATACAGCATTCTTGACTACATTACCACTAGGACCAAGTCCACCAGTAACTGCACCAGTACCAGCACCGATACCAGCTCCTGCTAGTACACCCTTCCAACCAGCTCCACCAGCTTTAGCATTAGCTGCTCCTAATCCAGCCTGAATAGCCATACTAGCAGGTATTCCGATACCTGGAATAGCCATAGCTGCATACGGTGCAACTTTTAGAGCTATCTTGCCGACTTTTTTGAGTCCTGACATGAAACTCATGATGGAGCCATTCCCTGTTTTCTCAATTTATCAGAAGGATTCCCAAACATTTGAGCGAATTGTTCTACTCTAGATGGTGCTGGGCCGATTCCACCTTGCATTCCACCTTGTTGACCAAACATACCCCACTGACTCTGATCGTACATTTGATCTTGACCACCACCCTGATCATTAGACTGAGGGCCACCACCAACTTGTGTCCAGCCGGGAGTTATCTTGCCACCTGTAGCTTTTGCTCCACCGCGACCTATTTGTAGGTCTAAAACATCCCCTGATGGAGTACGCCATACGCCCGCCTTTTCACCTAATTGAGTAGCACCATGAGATGATAGCCACTTATCAGCTTCATCTGGTGACATCTGACCAGCGCCCATCCAACTATCTCGCCATTCTTCACGAGATTGTTGTGGCTGCTGTTGCTGTGCCATCTGATCAGGATTAGACGGACCAATTCCTCCGCCTACCTGTCCTTCATCAGGATTCTGCTGTTGCTGACGCAGACGATAATCCCAATTACCGGGCATCTGACTCATACTGTCACCTTTGACAGATATGCCCACACTCCGAGGATACGAAGGAGCCAAATAATGACGACGACGATTACAAAGATATTCAAGATACGCAGGATAGTCGCGTCAATATATTCCTTGCCATATCTATTGACTAGTGTCAGTACTACACCAACAACTATCAATACTAGAATGACTGTGATGAGTGGCATTACTTACTCCCACCTATCGGTTTCTTCTTTTTCTTCATTGGTAGTTTTTCATTATGTTCTTTCACCATTTCTTTGTATTCAAAATCAAGTGCGTCTGGTTCAGTTGTATTACCTTTTGGTTTATACACGTATCCAGGCTTCTTTATTTTAGTAGCTGTAAAGTCTGGAATATAGGGATCATCATATCCAGCAGGTCTATCTAATGTACCTTTAGGAGTGCGTTCATATACACTGAATGGCTTACCAAGATGCTGTAAAACTTTCTTAGCTAGATATTCTTTCGTCATAAACGGAAAAGTATCAGGAGTTTTCAATACATCACTAGTTGTTATGGGAGTTTCCGTATCAAAATCCCACCTATCGTAGATACTATCATAGGCTGGATTATCAGTAGATTCAAAATGATTACCTAATCCCATCGTATCATAACGAGGCTTACGATCACCAGGATAATCCATACGCGCTACGTGACGAAATGTATCCTCGGGATGTGGAATCTTTCCATTAATCACAGGACGTAATTCCTGTTTCGGAAGTACATCTTTATCAGAGTGCATATATTGTTCAAAGTAAGGATAATCATCAGGAATTAGAGTTCCATGCTCCACTCCTGCTTTTTTAATCATCTTTTCAAAAGGAGTTTCCTTAACATTAGCTGGATGCCAATATCCTATATCTCCTTTAGAGAGTTCATCATCAGATGGAAGATGTATATCAGTAGTTCTTTTCTTTGGTCCAAACATTCTCTCCCATAAACCGAGAGATGGACTGATTGGATCATTTTGCTTTTGAGGAGGCACGACTCCATTCCTTCCGTTTCTCTGGATCTGTAGAATGAATGAACTCTAATGCCTGTTCTTTAGTTGGCCCCAGACCCCTGATGGATTTCTTCTTGCCGTGCGCTATCATTTGCATGTATCGGTACTGTTTCCCTGATGTTGCTGGCATCTTTTGCTCCAATACCGAGATCTTTCTCTAGTTGGGCTATTTCACGCTGTCTATTACGTAGCAAATCAGCCTGTTTACGATCTTCAGCTTCCATCATTTGCTGTCTAATACGCCAAGGAACAAATGCAGGCTGAACTGGCTTCATTTCTTCTTCATCTTTTTGAGGTGGTTCGGAAACAGGAGGATTTAGAAGACGCGCTAATAGATCCTTACGCTCAGAGTCACTCTTTGCGAGCTGCTCTCGTAGGATCTCACACGTTTCGCATGGCTCATCCTGTAATCCGAACCACTTATAGAGGAGTTGTTTAATCATTTCTTCTTCGTGAGCTGACCGAGTGCGTATAACAACAAAAGTAGAACTATTAGAACAGAGGCGGCCACTAGAGTTTGATTAATGCTTGTATCGAGCAACTGGTCGAATATTGTCATCGCTATCTGACTCTAGTTTGTGCATATTCCTGTAAAATGCAGTCCAATCTTTACTCGTATCTAGCTGTTGGACTAACGCTTCTTGCTTTTCAACCCTTTTGAATTCTTCATTAGAGTCTTCAAAGAACCCTTCTGCTGCATCCACAAGGTATCTGAGTCCATCAATTGGATCATCTCCTTCAAATTCTGCAATATCTTCAGAGGGTTTGTTTCCTTTCGGCTTATCATATGAACACGCCTTAATTGCATCTATGAGTTGAGGACACGCGCCCTTAAAAATCTGTAATTTGGGTAGATTCTTCTCTGGTTCAGTTGGATTAAGTGAATTCATGTATGATTTGTACTCCGTCATACCACGATTTCGCATAATCCACATCGCATATTCCTCATTATAGACAGGAATATCTTCAGGATTTATGTCTTTTGATTTCCATCTGAGATATTCATGGATGAGGACCTTTCCAGCGACTCTACTTCCAGGAGTATTATTACTAAGTTCAATAGGCTGTTGGAGTTCCTCTTCAATCTGTTGTTGGATAGTATGCTCTTGACCTCTATCTTGTCCCGCGGATTTGCAAAAACGAATAAGTCGAGGATGCTCTCGATCAATGTAGAGTTTGACATGAGGTGCCCACTCTGCAATCTTCGTCTTCACCCACGTCTGTTCTCTGTACACGTATACTCTGCGATTAGGTGAGATAGCTGCGTATCCAACCCATGTCATCGCAGTATATCCCCAGTCTCCAATGACTATTCTAGGCCACCATTCAGGGATTTCAAAAGGTTCAATAACGTGTATTGCATTGTCTGGTTCATCGGAATATTTATGGTCACGGAATTCATCAAAAACCTGTCCTTGATACGCATCCCAATCACCCTGTAACTTCGCCTTACGTTCCGCCTCGATAGTGATACCCTGCAATGACTGTTTGTAAGTTGGATCAATGTATTGATTGTCTTCCAGTGTCGAGTGAATGTAAATTCTTTTATTTCCACCACGTCCTACTATTATCTTCCCACCTTTTGGGTAGGGTTTAATGAGTCGTTTGTAGACCCATGTGTGTCCAATTCCTCCTGGCATTCCTGCGGCGCGTATGATGGCGGGAAGTTCCGGTACAGGTGAGCGTACTCGTTGGAAACCAATATACAGATAAATCCATTCGGTGATACTTGTAAGCTCGTCGGGAGTAAAAAGATTGATTTGCATCGAGTCGTATTTATGGACATCATCTTCATTCTCACAATGACCTAGAAAGATCATCGCTCCTTCATTACTTCCGCCTGTGCCTCCATATTGATCTGGACGTGGAAATGTCCAGCACATTTCGGTCTTATTAAGAGTCGCGCCAAATCTGCGATACAGTTCTCTAGATCGCGGAATGATTTCGTTTCTAAGTTCGGGGAATGTCCTTCGCATGAAAACCTGTTTGAACTTTGGATTTTCATGCCATCTATGCACAATTCCGTAGAGCAGTAAAACGTCAGATTTTCCTGAACCTGCTCCTCCTCCATATAGTGCTTCCTTTACTGATACAGGAACAGCCAGAAACTGTTCTTGCTTCGGCTCAGGACGCCAAGCATTAGGATCTCGTCCCATTATATAGCCTTAGAACGATGACGTTCAAGATAGTCCATCATACAACTGAGTATTTCAAGATCTTCTTCAACTAACCCTAATACTGTATTACATCTATAACAGAGCAAATCTCTAACTCTATTTGTTGTATGATTATGATCTACTGCTAGTTCTCTACCAGTTCTACAAGTTTGATTACAAATAGCACATACTCCGTTTTGTGCTTCTAGTTTTTCTTTATAAGTTTGTTCGGATAGTCCAAATTTCCATTGTACGTATTGATTTCTACGCGCTTCAGTAGTTCTAGAGGGTTGATTATTACTGTAAATGTTAAAGCATTCCCTACATCTTGATTGTATTCTATTAGTTTTACGAATTTCATTAAAGGGTGTTATAGGATTTTTACAATCCTTACACAAATCACCATGTTGTATTTGCCTACCACCTGAAGGCATCATTATCTCCTAGAGGTTCTGGCCTCCATTCATTCTGATTACGAGCCATTACATGAATATTGCTTGATTAGGATTACGTTGCATGTTTGGCATGACGTGCGGTTTCATCATGCCACCAGCGAATCCTGTATTACCACCATATCCACCTCTCATCCAAGGAGGCATTCCCATAGGAGATGGACCCATACCACCCCATTGTGGTCTACTATTCATTGGTCCTAGTACACCGGTATTTCCTTGATTCTGTGGTGGTTGAATTGGAATAGATTGATTAGGATTCTGTACTCCACCGGGATTCATTCCACCCTGCATCCACGAAGGCATTGGTCTACTCTGCATAGGAGGCGGACCCTGTGGAGCAGATGTAGGGGGCATCATCTGTTTCATCTGTCCCGGTGGTTGCATCTGAGATTTGATTGATGGGCCTAGTCCACCTCCGAGCTGTGGTTTAGGCTGCTGATTTACTCCCGGCATTCCACCACCAGGAAGAGCCTTATTCATGGTCTTCATTCCCGGTACCATACCTACAGTCCTACCAATAGCACCAAGAAAACTCATGATCTTATTCCTTGAATCTGGAGATCAGACGATGTAACACTGCTACTGTAATTCGATCAACCATATTTCCTGTAGTAGCTTCAGGTTCTGATACAGGAAGAGTCGAAAACCAATTCAACCAGTTATTTACTGCTTCCCTGAGTGTTTTAGGTTCAGTACCATCAGGATTTAACTCAGGTCTATCAGTCATGCCGGGTAATACCAGAGATCAGGTCTAGGTTCACCCACGTAATTGAATGCAGGCTTCGCATCAGGTGATTCACTACTCAAGATGATGTCATAGACTCCCGCTTTAGTCTCACCATCTCTTACGAGTAGTTGAAGTGCATCGACTGCGTGTCCATTGTACTGATTCTGTGAACCAGTTTTACGCAGATGACCGTAATTCTTCGACATTTCATCATGCAATGCCGTGACACACGCTTCAAGGAATTGACCACATCCATCGTGCGTGGACAGATCATATAGTCCAGTGTGATATACCGAATTGATCACGCCAATGGGTGTATCTGCGTGTGGAGGAGTGGGAACTGGAGTAGGAGGGGCTGGCACCTCTACGATGACTGGATCTGCTAACGTCACATCATCGAGATAGAACAGCCAACGTGAATTGATTGAATCGTACGCGAGTAGGCCACGATTATTGAATGTGACTTTATCAGGATGCGTGATCTGAAGTATGCATCCCCACATATTAGTCGTATCAGGCACATTGAATGTCTGACATTCCCTTCCATTTGCATCACTTCCTATCACACCTTTAACTATCCAACCTGCATCGTGATGCAACACGCAGTTGGAATCAATTGGATTCGGATAGATTGTCAGATACATGAGTTAGTCCCTTGTGAGTACGATTGTAGGAGTTCCTGCCGTGGCGCGTATCCATGCGCCCACGATAGTTGCAACTCCTGCCGTAAATGTTACCGCAGCTTTAGCCGCGAATGTGATGTCATTTGCCTGTTCCATTGTAGGTGTAGTGTCACCACAAAATGCAGTTACCTTAACTGACATGGGAACTGCATACACCTGATTAGTTGCCATCGTAGTCAACTGACCGAATTGAAGGAGTTGAGTAGGCATTATTCACTACCCTTCTCGTGATGTTCTTCTACTGCGAGTTTCTTCTCTGTAGCTGATTCCTTCTCTACGAATTTCTCAGACTTCTTCGCACTCATCGTTCCAGCAGTAAGAGCAGGAGCATCAGAGATGAATGTAAATGTCATAGGATCTGACATCACACCATCAGGATTCAGGACTGATACAGGTAGACTGACTGCCGCTGATGCCGTGGACATATCCACGCCAGTAGTAAGATGAGTTGCCGATACAACAGTCGTAGGTTCCTCAGATCCATTCCAAATAATCTTTGAACCAGTTTTGAAACCAGTTCCGATTACATTGAGAGTGAATGATGGAGATCCGAGGACTGCGCTATTAGGTGAGAGGGATGAGATGATCGGGGGACGAACTGAACCAGCTGTGAGGACGTAGTAAATCGCATCATACATCTTTGCTGCGAATTTACTATCTGAGGCTCCTATCTCTAGGATCTCTCGCACTACTTGCTTCTGTTCAGCACTAACTGCTAGAGGCTGAGATGACAGAAGGACTGGAGAGAATGTCTCTCTGTGTTGTACTGTAGGCATCTCTACTCCTGTACGTGAATCGTATCAAAGCTACGCTCATCACGGAATTGTGGAGCGAAGATCACGAACTGGGGTTGCTTATTTTCATCAGCAGGTTTATCAGAGGAAGGAGGCTCAAGATCCTTGACGATTGCCGACATATTCTTGGCTATCACCGATAGATCTTTCGCATCAGTGTAATCTAATTTCTCTTGTGTAATCGCACCCAACGCGCGTGTGAGTACAGCTCCTGCCTTTTTACTCGCTCGTTGACGTGCTCTGATGATATGATTCTTTATCGTTGGGGAGGGAGAATCATATGAACTAGTGGAAGTAGAACCCTTCGCATAGGCGGACACACTAGAATCACTAATGCCGAACATCCGAGCAATACCAAGAGCAGACTGTCTGCCATTGATTGTAGCGTCCTCACCGATAATCTGTCTGAGTGCATCGGGTACATTATTGTCACCCTCTTTCCGTCCCTTATGATCTAGTTCCACTATCTCTGGGATGATTGGATGAGACTCTTTCTCAGTCTTACGACCAGAAAGTTTATTCATTTCCTTAAGGAAGTCATCATCGTTAACAAGACCAACTGGCATATTTTATCCTATGAGGGGCATAGATAGAGTCCCCCTGTTCTCACCATTATAGCATGGATGTCAAGTACCTCAGAAGTCGTTCATATTGAACGGGTTACGGCCAACTGACCGAGGGTGGGTTGTCAGGTCTCATATCTTACTATATTCTAAGCCTATTGTATCATAATATGAGACTCTATTTTCAGGTCTGAAACTCAGATGTGTATGAGAGATTTGATTGCTAGCAAGCCCCCGCGACTACTTGTGCATATGATTATCATCAAGGGTATGCCCCATGCCGAGGGGATGAGCCGAGGAGATGAGGTGATATCAGATAGTCCAGGCATCTTATTGGCATCCTCGTCCGAGTCGAAGAGTCGAGGAGACAAGCGATTGACGGGGCAGAAAAGAGACGAGGCGAGGTGACGATTGGCCTTGACTTCTGGCGGCATGAGCGTAGAATAGGAGGTGCCGTGCCGGTAGGGTCGCCCTTGGGCGTAATTCCCAGAGTCCGTGCCGGTCAAGATTACAGCCAGTCGGACTACCGATAGGCTGACGCGAGAATCGGAGAATCCCCTCCGAGAGTTAGTATGAGGTGACAGTATGAAGACCGAGAAATTCACAGGCACGATGAAGTCCGCCTTCGGTGTGAAGCTCACGAAGCTCAAGATGAAGGACGGCAGCCCCTGCACCATCAAGAAGCTCAATTACGACGGCGAGTACAAGCAGTACGAAACGAAGGAGGAAATGATTCAGGCCGAGGGGATGCCGAAGGACGAAGACATCGTCGATTGGCGCAACACTCTCATCAAGAATGCCGCTCGTGCTAAGGCTGCTAACGCGGCTGTTGACGCTGCTGGCATTCAGAAGCGCGACATGAGCAATGACGACCAGCTCCAACTGCGGACGGTCTTCAAGGCTCTGATGGCCGGTGGAAAGAAAACCGAAGCCGAAGCGCGACAGATTGCGAGTGCGAGTGTCGGCGCTGAGTGGGACGATGAGGAAGAAGACGAGTAACATCGTCTAGACTCTAGGCCGGGAGACTGAATATCTCCCGGCTCTTTTTTTGACTGTCTCTAACTGTGAGGTGACTACGTGACTTGTAACACGCGCGTGCATGATGCTCTCATGCGAGTAGCAATCAAATCAGGACAAGTGAGCACCAAATGTCCTGCCTGCAAATGTCAGATTTCGATTCTGAGATTCTGATATGCCACGATACATCGACGTGCGAGGAGTCTGGCCGATTCTCTTTATCGGCCTACGCTGCTACACTCTCGAAGGATGCGACAGAAACATCACCGTGAACGAGGCCATCATCCTCGTCTTCGGTGATGTCTGGAACATCTAGACTCTAGACTTTTGGCCGGGCCTAAAAACCCGGCCTTTTTTTTTGCCTCATTTTTAACCCATCCATACTAACACATCCAGGGGTCGTACCTGTGCGCCCACTGATGATAGGACCTGTGCGCCAAGCTGTGCGCCCATCACATCATCACATCACAAGTAACGTCCCGCAAAGAACGCGGCCTCATTTTACTGTGCGCATCCCATCAAATGCCTGGACGAATTTTCGCAAAGAACGCGAAACTTCCTTGCTGTGCGCTCTTCGATTCGTGCTATATTGGACTCACCTTGCATGACGCAAGGACGGAGGTTAGCTGAATGAAGATCGAGGTTTTCGAGGGGACGGCGGACACAGCACATGGCAAGAAACTTGAGCAGACTCTCAAGTTCGAGGTGCGCGCGTCACTCTACGAGACGTATCAGGAAATGGTCGCAGCGAATGATACGCTCTCAGAACAGGAGCAACTCGACAAGCGGAATGCCGAGCGCCGTAATGCAGCGACTGCGAAGAGCCGTAATGCCGCGTTTGATGCAGCGGGATTCGTCAAGCCCACGATTGAGAATGACGAACAGCTGCGCATCCGCTCCGTCATCAAAACCCTGATGCTGCCACGCACAGGCAAGCCTACGAAGACATTCGAGGAGGCGAAAGCTATCGCAGAGGCTAGCCTCGATATCGTCTACATCGCGTAACATCGACTCAGCCCCGATCTGCTAATTCAGGGATCGGGGCTATTTTTTTGCCTCAAAATAAGCCGCCTGATGTGATTACCTGTGCGCCCTCCGATAGTAGTCTCTCGCTTCGCTCGGGCTATTTATACTGTGCGCCACTGTGTCCAGATAAACGGACATAGGATACCCCCTCTCCCTCTCCTATACCACTTTTGACCATACGAGGCGTCATGGAGTTGACGGTTTGGTTTGTTAGGATTAGTTTTGTTTTGTTATTCCTTTTTTTTATTTTTTTTTTTTTTTTAAGACTATAAAATCATTCAAATATCCGAAGCCCTTGACAAGCGCCTCGCCATATGGTAGAATCACGGGACAGGAGAGGGGGAGGGAGATTAAACTGTCCTATTTCAGCGAACACGGGGATACAATTATCAGGAGGAGGAATGACTAGAAAGAAGCAACATACGCATCAGTACGTACGCACGTATCCACACGCATTCGGGGCGAGTCCGATCGATAAGACGAAGGGAGTATGGGCATGTGCATTACCTGATTGCACGCATTTCATGCCACACAACGTAGCTGATATGGTGGAAGGTAAACTGAGTCTATGTAATCGGTGTTTTGAGAAGTTTGTATTGACACGCGAATTGATGGGGATCGATAAGCCAATATGTAATTCGTGCGCACATCCAGAAGATCAGCTTCCATTCGATGCAGCGGAATTCATGGAAGTAAAAATGAACATAGCACGGAAACGAGGTGTTCCATTAGAACAGATAGAAGATGCTGAAGTACACGCGGCTATAGAAACACGACACAGGATGGGATTATAATCATGGCTAAACTAACAGAAGCGTTTGAGAGATTACTCGAATCAACATCATTTGAAGATTTTACAGAGAAGTTGACAAAAGCACTCGAAGAAAGAGAACAGCTAATAAAACAACTTCAGAAAGAATTGAGAGAAGCAATACAAATAAATGAAATGCTTGGAAGGCAACTACGAAATCCTATACTACTTAAGGAGATATATGAGAATATAGCTAAACTTAGAGGATAAGACTATATGGCCGGGCCGGGCCGGTTTGGGGTCGGTCCAGCTCGACCATTGGCCCGTAAGTGGTGACAGCAAAGGACTTGCGGCCCCACTTGACAACCGTGCTACAATGGACGGGTGCCATCGGACCAGCCGTCTAAGCCTAGCGTCTAATCCTAGATACTAGTCTATCCGGCCAATCGTTACCGAAAGGACGATTCAATGAAACGATTCTACTGTAAGATCTGCCAGAAGATACGCCATGTTAGGCGTATGCCCTCCTCAGTCACTACGCCATTCGCCGAAAAACCATCAGATCGTATCGGAGAATGCGCGTGGCATTCCACTCGTCGTATCTCCCGTCCAGTCAATCAGACTAGGAAAGTGAGCTAGTCATGTTGATTGTCAAGTCTACGAAATCAGTCGAGGGCACGTGCGAAGTCTGTGACAAGGAAAACGTCATAGTCACTGTCATGCATGGCAACATTACGATGTGTGCTGATTGCGCTGCTCTCGAAGTAGCGGCAGTTACTAAGGCAGGTGATATCAATAACCTGCTTGAGACATCTAAGCACATTGATACGTCCATTCAAGTAAAACAGGACGTGTTCAATGCTAAGACGGTGGCTGCTATTGAATTGCAAGCATCCATTCAGTCTGATGAAAACGTCAAGGATGAAGATAAGCTCTATATCTTCGCTAAGATGATGCAAGAGCGAGCGGATACGCTGAAGAAAGCGATATTCGATGATCGCATGGCTCTTCTTGAGAAAGAGAACGAATATCGGATGTGGCAATCGCAGATTCAGTCTGCCGCAGGGATGATTCGTGATAAGAGGAGAGAAGAGTTCAAGGCTCAGGATATCGACTATAAGCCTGAACCTGCTAAGAAACCTGCCAAGACGAAGACTACCGATAACAGCAACAGCAAGTATAAGGGTGGTGAATTGCAGGCGGCTGCTAAGAAGTATGATGTTCCCGCAACAGTGATTCGCACGTACATGATTCGTAAGAATATGACGGCTGAACAAGCTGCCCTGTTCTTCATCGAATTGTCCAAGTAGTTAACACGATATCGGTATCCGAAAGGACGATATGACACGACAAGAGGCAGCGCAAGCGTGTAGAGATGAGCTGAATGCTCATGGTCTACAAGAGTGGGGAGTCCGACTCAATCAGAATGCTGAGAGTCGGTTTCTTGGACTCTGCTCATACAAAGACAAGGTAATCATCTTGTCTGCTCACCACATTGATATCCATCCTACTCCGGATGTGATTAACACAATCAAGCACGAAGTAGCACACGCGCTCACTATGGGCCACGGGCATGATGAAGTGTGGGCTGCTAAGGCTAAGGAACTGGGTTGCGATAATACGTCGCCCTGTTCCAATCTCACACTGTCACCTGAGATCATTGATGCGATTCGTTCAGGTGCTACGATTGAAGTCACATTCGATGAGCAGGTAATCCGCACACCGAAATACAAGGTTACTCGGCTTCAGGACAAATGTGAGTTCTGTGGCAAGGTAGCCGTGATGAAATCGGAGAAGACAATCGTCTCTCCCAGAGAAGACCAGCCAGACTTGAAATTCATCGTGCTGGAATGCGGTCACACTCTCATCAAACGCATCCCGAAAGGGACTCCATTCTACTCATTCCAGATGGGTGGGGATGAGAAGTGTGAGCACACATGGGATAAGAACAAGTGCTCGAAGTGTGGTAGATTCAAGCCATTTGAATTCCAGCTCGAAGGAATGAAATTCCTTGAGGCAGCATTAGCCGTAGGTAAGGGTGGTGCTGTACTTGATGAGATGGGCCTCGGTAAGACCATACAGGCAGGTGGAGTGATTAAATTCCATCCTGAATTGTGGCCTGTTCTCTGGCACGTAAAATCAGGGCTGAAATATCAGTTCGCGGTATTCCTCATCGATTGGCTTGGCGATGATCATGTTCCACAGATTATCGAAACGTCCAACGATTACCTGATTCCCGGCATGAAGCACTACATCATCGGCTACGATATGCTGGTGCCTAAGGTCAGGACTAACAAGAAGACTGGAAAAACAATCACTCAGGGCTTCGATATCACGAAGTTCGATCACATCGGTGGTAAGAAGATCGATGGTGTCTGGACTGGTGGTAATTCAATCAAGTGTATCGTCCTTGATGAATGTCAGCAGATTAAGAACGTAGACTCCACACGCACTCAGATGGTACGGCGTGTGGCTAAGGGCAGGAAAGTAATCGCACTCAGTGGCACACCGTGGAAGAATCGCGGTAGTGAATTGTTTCCGATGTTGAATATGATTGACGATATCAAGTTCAGCTCGGAAGAGAGATTCAAGCGTGATTGGGTCGATTACTTCTGGCAGGGAGCATTCAGAAAAGAAGGCGGTCTCAGAAACATAGCACGATTCAAGGAATACACGAAGGATCTCCTCATCAGAAGGGAGAGGACTGAAGTGATGAAAGAATTGCCACTGGTGAACAGGACTAAACTCCATGTTCAGATGGATCCCGACACTGAGAAAGTCTACGATGATGCCGTAGAGGATTTCGTCAGATGGTATGAGGACGAGGCAGCGGCTGCTAGTTCCATGCAGATTCTTGGCATGATGGCTAAGATGAGGCATCTGGTGGCTATCGCTAAGATTCCTGCCACGATGGAATACGTCGATGAATTCGTCGAAGACACTGACCGTAAACTGGTGGTGTTCGCGCATCATCAGGATGTTCAGGGTATGCTCTATGATGGACTCAAAGAAGCATACGGTACTGACAAGAAGGATGATAAGGGCAACATCATTCCCAAACTGATGCCAGTATTCAAGCTGGATGCGTCGATGAATGGTGCTGATAGATTCGCAGTTCAGCAGGAATTCAACGCATCTCCTCGTTGCATCATGGTAGCTAGCACGTTGGCAGCAGGTGAGGGATTGAATCTTCAGACTTGCTCTGACTGTGTTCTCCATGAGCGTCAGTGGAATCCTGCTAACGAAGAGCAGGCAGAAGGCCGATTCATTCGTATCGGTCAGACGGCTACTAGCGTGAATGCCGTATACGCTCAGATGGAAGGACTCACCACTATTGACCCACAGCTTGATGGAATCGTAGAGGGTAAGCGCATTCGATTCCATGCTGGCATGAACAAGGGTGAATTTCAGAGGTGGTCAGAGGATTCCATCGTGAAGGAACTGGCTGATACCATCGTGTCGGCTCATCGTCGTAAACGCGCTAGATAGAGTCTGATGAGATGGGGGCCGCGCATCCTACACGCGGACTAATTATGACCATCATCGGATTAGCTGTATTCGCGTTCCTTGTGATGATGACATTCAAGGACAAACAGTGATCTACTTTATCATCGTAGTATTCGTGGTTATCTTCCTGATCTGGCTATTCGGGCCTGATGAAGATACCTGCAACTAGTGAGAGGGAGGACTGAAATGAATCAGCGTGACATGCTTAAGAACTTGACTGAACTGAGGGAAGAGCTGTATGACAAGGAATCGTCTCTTCTGCGTGTGTACGGTAATAAAGAGGAGGACTATCACGGCAATCAGACGAGGGAGATTGCCAGAATGAGGCTGTACGTGGAGTCACTCGATATGGCTATCAGCCAACTGAAGAAAGAGGTGAAATAATGTCTGATACACTGATGGAAGCACGCGCACGTTGGGAAGAGGCTGTGAGCAACTCTCTCAAGGTGATTGCAGATAGTTCACACGCAGGTGATGTGGCTCTGTTGGATGCAATCGAGAAACTCATCACTCGCGTGTTGACACTCGAAGAGCAAGTCGGAATGCTGATGGAACTTCATCGTATCGGTGAAGACAAATGAGTAAGTGGAGATTCGGCTGCGGTCAACTGATCAATGTCGTGATTCCATATGGATACGACTATCGCAATATCACAGTGGAATGTGGTTCTACATCTCATACTGGTGGAGTGAATCAGTGTGGTGAATGTGCTGAGAATCATCCTGTGTCAGAACCTCGTGAGGATGAGGGTGACATGGAATGGTACGATCGTCAATCAACAGAAGGAGAGTAAAATGACTGATCAGAAACTGGAAGTCACGACGTTCGCTGGTGCCTGCAAGAAATTCTTCGGTCTGAAGGAAGGCGAGACACTCGCAGAATTCGTCGGAGAATTGAAGGCTCTGACGGCAGAGGACAAGGAAGAGATGAAAGTCTTGTTCCTGACTGTGGGCTACGATTGCTCCAAGTCCTAATCAGAGAGGACTGAGATGACACTATTACACGAGTCTAGTCGCATTGATTCACGCGACACCTATTTCATCTGTGGTGGAAACCCTGATGGGAATGGTGGTGGTGTAATCGCATCAGTTAATACGCTTGAAGCTGCACATAGACTCCAGCGTCAAGCGATTATGCAGGGCTACACGCGCGTCAAGGTGTGGACTTGGCGTGAGATGAATGATGAATCTCTACACACAGAATAGAGAGGAAAAAACTAATGCCTCGATGTGAAGACTATCCGTGTTGCGGCCATGAGAATGGTGACTGTCCGCGTATTGATTCTAAAGGTAGAGAACGGTGGAGATGTGTGGGTGGCTGTGGAAAAGAGTTACCCCGGAATGCCAGTTCTTCCATCTGCGCGAAATGTCAGCGTAGGATGGCCCGGCAACGTGACGAAAATCCTGACGGACTCGACTACGATCAACAGTAAGGTAGGTTAGTTGATTGTACTGTCCTCGTATCTCAGGATATGGGGATGGTAGAGTCCACTAGCCGTTAAACTAAGAGGAGACTATATGGCACGTATTCAGAAGCCAGTGAAGGGTGGTAGGACTAGACTCAGTAATGCCGTCACTCATGCTATCGCTAAGAGAATCGAATCAGAGGCAGCGCGATACGATGTGAGCAAGTCATTTGTGCAGGCTAACGCACTGGCCTTCGCATTCGGTATACCAATCGAAGATACGTACAAGGTCAATTCTGTGCGCCGTTCTGATCGAGTAATTAAATTCAGGAAGAGGGCATGATGTATTACTTCGCGCAGGACAAGAACACAGATGAAGTCTATAGATGCGACAAGAAGAAACTTGTCGGTGACTTGGCGCGTGAGAAGGATATCGATAGAGAAGAGGCTGAGAAGATACTCGATAAATCCAACATCGAGAATCCTGTTGATATGAATGATGTGGTGGTTTGGGCGGAACATGACTAAACGAAGTAAATTCCGTGCATTCAAATGCCGAATGGGAGTTCATCGTTGGTATCTTGGATTAATTGGTCTTTACGAACATCACTGGTGTCGTGACTGTGGCGCACACAGAGTACGATCAACCAGAGGTAATGAGTAATGGACATCATTCCAGCTCCGAAGAAGAATGTTGTCATGGATGCCACGATGATGTCATCCTTGAGTTGTGGTAGATTCCATGACATTCGATTTAATCATCAGCTTGTGTCGATGAAAGGTAAATCGAACTCCCTTGAAGTCGGCTCACTGATTCACAAGATATTCGAGGTCTTCTATCAGCACAAGATAGATGGCTTTCCAAACAACGTATCTACTGCGAACGCACTCATCGCAGGTCAGATGTACATCACGGGCTGTCCTCACTGTGCTGGCTTTACAGCAGATGTAGGTAAGCCGACGTGTGGACATGAGCCTGATGAATATCCGGGCATGACTAACACGCCCGAGGAATCAGAGGGTTACGTCACAGGATGGAAGTTCGCACTTAATACGTGCGAGCAGTACTTCAACTTCTACAAGAATGACGCATTCATTCCACTGTCCGCCGAACAGGTGAAGGGTGAAGTATTGTATGAGGATGATGAGATTCGCGTGTTGTGGAAAGGTAAGATTGATCTTGTGATCGATACGAATCAGATCGGTATCGTACCGATGGATCACAAGACATTCAAACAACGGCGTGATAAGAGTTCACTGTCCAATCAATTCATGGGCTACTGTCTCTTGTTCAAATCTCGCAATGTCATCGTCAACAAGATAGGACTTCAGAAGTCTCTCAAGATAGAAGAGAGACTGACACGCGAAGTCGTATCATTCAGTGCGGACAGATTACTTGAATGGCAGGGTGAGACACTTCCCTACTATGCCTACAAGTACATCGAGTACACTGAATCTGGTTACTGGCCTCCCAACTATTCCCAGTGTGACAATCTGTATGGCCCATGTCCTTACAAGGAGGTATGTGAGGCGGATCGTAATATGCGCGTCGAAGTGTTGAGACTCAACTTTCAGAAGGTTCCTGTGTGGGATCCTACTAACAAGGGAGATGAATAATGGAGATTGAAGTTCAGGTTGCATACTTGTACTGTAATTCCTGTGGTAAGCAAGTATCAACTGGATTTTTTCCTGTTCCAACTGATACTCCAGATAAAGGGATAATCGTACGCGCATGGATTGAATGTCCCGAATGTATGGAGAAAAGAAATAAGGAGGATGAATGAACGATAACTTGCTCGAAATAGTATCCGCTTGGAACGTAGACCAACTGGATGAATACATCGTCAAACTGGAGGAACGTATTGAGGACACACGCACTCTCATCTACGAATTGAAACGACTTCGACGTAATAAATCTCGTCGTAAGAATCTAGAGAATGGGCCGAGAGGTGGAATGTAATGCCTAAAGTCAAGGAAATAGTCACACTACTGCTGGCACTCGATCAGGAGCTGGATATCTATATGGGTATCGCTGGTTCGGGTGGACAGATTGTTGTGGAACCAGTCACTAAAGACTGTGATGACGACACTGTGATTGGTTACATGATCATGGATGATGGTGACAAGGTAAATTAATGCCTAACATGGAAGACGTAGGATTCGACGCGCTGTACGTGATGATGAAAGGTGAGCCGGGTACTCGTAAGTCTACTCAGGCTCTCTCATTCCCTGGGCCACAGTTCTGGTTCTCATGGGATCGTAAGATGAATGGAATCTATCTGCCCATGAAGAGATGGGGCATAGATCCTAAGACAATCAAGTATGAGGACTATGATGACTGGAATAAGCCGCGTACTCAGCTTGAGAAATTCCAGACTGACTGTCCTTTCAAAACGCTGGTATTTGATTCCATTACATCGATGGCAGATATGACACTACGTCAGACTGTCAAGATGAAGTATGGAGTCGCACGTAAGTCAGGTGCAGCTGCTGGTAAGCTGATCGCAGGCATCGCAGTGAATGAGATTGAGGACTATAATGCTGAATCAGCGGCATTACAGGAACTCATTGCGCTCACGAAGGATATATGCACTTTTCATAAAGTTAATATTATCCTCATCGCGCATGTGGTTCAGGCCGAATACCGTAATACCACAAACAACACAACTCATATTAGCCGGACAATTGTTACGGCTGGTAAAAAAGTTGCGCCGAAGATCCCAGCTTATTGCGGTGAAGTATACCACTTCAACATTAAGAAGGGATTTGAAGAGGGACAAGGAGGCCAATACTCATTATTGACTGAGCACACAGGTGATGACTTCGCAAGAACAGCACTTGGCATGGACAGAGAGATTGTATTCGGTGACAAACCTCTCTACGATACGTGGATCAAACCAGCCATCACCAAACTGAAGAACAACCCCGATCAACCAACCAAATTCTGAGGTGTACAGTGAGTCCAATCATTCAGTTTACAGATCGTGATCTGCTCCGCGGTAAAGTTGTGGAGCCTGCGTGGTACGTCGTACACATCGATAACATTGGTGAAGCACCATCGAAAGATGGAGGTTCTACCAATTATCCTGTGGAGGGTACCATCATCAAGAACGCCGACACGGGGTCGGAAGATTTCTCGAAAGTTCCACTGGATTGGAACTTCAACTCCAAAGCGATCGGATTCGCTACGGGGTTTCTCTCGTGCTTCGGTGTTGATGTGAAGTCGGGTGCGCGTTATGAATTGGCTAACGCAGTCGGCAAGGACATCGAAGTGTTCGTAGAGAATGGTGAATGGAACGGTCGCATGGTGAACCGTGTCAATCACAAGTATCGTACGCTGCGTGGGGCGTAGTTAGTCTGATGTGGGGGGACTAATCATCCCCTCACATTTTTAGTCGTGACTACACTTAGCTAGTCCAACTAGGAGAAGTGATGAAGTATTTCTTTGCAGAAGACGACGACATTCCCTCGGTACTTCCTCTTGAAGAAGATGAAGTGTTGGAAGATGATCATGTGGATGAGACTGACGGAGGCGTAGACGACGGTGATGATGAGGAAGATGACGACGATGATGATCCCGAAGAGGATGATGACGATCCTCTGAAGGAAGAAGAGTAACAGAATACGTTAGTCCTTATGGAGAGGAAAGCTCAGAATTTATCGTCACCTGATGTCGGCATTCAGCAATGAGGATATAAGTTGACGCCTCTTACATAGGACTAGCGGACAGGGGATACGTCTGATGCTACACCTAAGGAGTAGTGTTCAGATGTATCCCCGCTTTTTTCATGTATTCAAGGAATAGGGGAAATGACTGACATAAAAGCCGTTGGACGTTTAATCAAAGTGAGTAAGGAAGGATGGGGATTCATCTCATCCAAAGAGATTCAGTTCACACGTATCTTCTTTCATTGGACTGCATTGAAACAGGATACGCTTCCTTTCTTGGAACTTAAGACGGGAATGACCGTTGAATTTACTCCCATCCAAATACCGGGGAAAGGATATCGTGCTATCCATGTGCGCGTTATTGATAAAAAAGAGTCTGACAGTGAGCCTGAAGTGTCCACATTGCAGCAACTCGGACAAGACGCTGATTGAATACATAGTCGGAAGCAGGTGGAATTGGCTATGTACTGTTTGCTCTAAGACATTCCTATGGGAACCGGCTAATGAGTGAACATAAATACGTCCCAGGAGTGGGGCCAATAGGAGCCAAAGTTCTGATACTAGGTGAAGCCCCATCGTATGAGGAGACACGCGCGGGTAAGCCATTCGTTGGGCCTTCAGGTCGTGAGTTGGATCGAATACTCAAGGATGCAGGTATACCGCGTTCTGAGTGTTGGATTACGAATGCGTGTAAGTACGAAGTTCCAGCTAATGCAGCTAAGAAGAGATTACCGTTCCATGTTCGTGCTAAGAATCATGGCATTGACATGGATCAGCAACTGACAGAACTGAGAGTAGAGATCAATGAGATCAAGCCCAACGTCATACTTGCTCTTGGGGGGACTGCTCTTTGGGCGCTTTCAGGGAAAGATAAAATATCTAAGCATCGGGGATCCCTCATGTGGGGGATGGATCATAAGTTTGTGCCTACCTATCATCCCGCACATCTGCTACATAGTGGTGCGGGCGGAGAAATCAAAGGATACTGGAACCGACAGGTAATGATCTTTGATTTCAAGCGCGCATGGGATGAGAGGAATTCACCACTATTAGAACTGCCGAATCGTGTACTTCAGGTATGTCGTAACTCTGGTGACTTGCATGAGTTCCTGGAGAAATACAAAGACCATAAGAAGATGTCAGTAGACATCGAGGCAGGTGGTCATTGTCTTCCAGTCTGTATAGGACTGTCACTAGACAAACGACACGGCATGACAGTACCATTATGGAATCGAGATAATATCAGCACTATACCTGATTCGGACTTGGCTACCTGTTGGATGATGTTAACTAATGCATTATGGGAGAAGAAAATTGTCGGACAAAACTTCAACTATGACCGGGATAAGCTCCGTAGACTCGGGTTTACAATCCGGAGAATACATTCAGATACTATGCTCAAGGCCTTCGCAATTAACCCTGAACTCCCTAAGGGGCTTGCATTTAATACAAGTATCTACACCAGAGAACCATTCTATAAAGATGACGGTATGTATGAAGGGAGTATTAGAGATCTACTGTTGGGATGCGCACGTGACGCTTGTGTTACACTCGAAATAGATGAGATGATGGACGCGGACTTAGAGGAGTTAGGAGTCAGCAAATTCTACAAGAACTTTCTGATGAAACTCCCAGATTTCTATGCCGAAATTGAGGGTAATGGATTCAGGATAGACGAAGCTAAGAGACTCGAACTGATAGAGAAGTACGTGACATGGGATGAGAGACTAGGCTATGAGATGTACAAGATAGCCAATGTAGACATCAATGTCAACTCTCCTGTGCAGGTCTACTCATTTCTATTCGATGAGTGGAAGTTACCTCGTAGGCCCGGAGTAGGTGAAGAGGAATTGACGGCATTACTGAATCTGAAGTCAGGAGTCAAATCTCAAGATCAACGTGATTGGATTGAAAAGTGTCTGGAGAGAAGACGTGTCAAAAAGACGATATCAACTTATCTCTTCGCAATCCCAGACTACGACAAGAAAATGCGTACAACCTGCTTCCCCTGCCTCGAAACAGGTAGATCATCTACAGGCCAACAAGAGCCTCCAATTAGACCTCTCGTTGATACAATCGGCAAAGGTGCTAAGAAAGACATGAAGGTGATGGGCACGGCATTCCAAGTATTCACTAAGCATGGTGATATTGGAGCCGACGTGCGAGGAATGTATCTTCCTGATGAGGGAGAAATATTCGTTAATCTGGATTCAAGTCAGGCAGAAGCACGAGTAGTATTCAATCTGGCAACTGACGAACAAGCATTAAAGGACATTGACGAACATGACTATCACGCACTTACTGCGAGCTGGTTTTTCGGTGGTAAGGAGGATGACTATTCCAAGAAGGTATTGGGGTACGAATCGCCAATACGATTCGCAGGGAAAACTCTACGCCATGCGGGGCATCTTGGCGCGGGCGCACGAAGAGCAAGTACAGAACTCAATACCCAAGCGCGTAAATATAAGATCCCAATCACGATTACTGAGGCTATTGCTGAGAGGGCGCTAAAGATCTTCCATTCACGTCAGCCTAAAATTCAAAAGGTATTCCATGCCCAAATCATCGAAGCTCTCAAGCAAACTAGACGACTCATCGCCCCTCTCCCGTGGGGTATTGATGCGGAGAGAGGTGGTGTACGAATTTTCTATGAAAGATGGGGTGATGATCTGTTCAGAGAGGCTATGGCCTACATCCCTCAACGAGCCGTGTCTGATAATACCAAAGCAGCTGGTATCAGAATTAAGAAACAGTTCCGAGAAGCAAAAATTATTCTTGAGGCGCATGACGCGCTTCTATTCTCGGTTAGAATTGAGTATCTTGAAGACTTCATTCCGCTAGCTAAGAAGGAGATGGAGCGTCCGATTAATTTCAAGGAATGCTCTCTCCCTCGACGCTATCTCAAGATACCGTGTGACGTAGAGATTGGTGAGAACTACAAGGACTTACGTAAGTTCAAGGGAAAGGATGAGCCTGTAAAGATTGAAGTTCCTGAACTGATACAAGTTAGGGAACTCACACCAACTGAACAGTTCACAGTGACAGATGAGGAAGTCCGACAAGAACAGTTAGAACAGTTGGATGTTCGGAGAGAACGTGAATGGAATAGGACAATGAAGGATGATGACATACCATTCTGAGGCTTTGAATGACGTGGCTAGAGAAGCTGCTAAGTCAGCACAGCGAGCTAGAAAGCCCCATGAATTTCTGGCTATGGGGTGGCCTAGCAGCTATATCTGCTGTAGTCAAAGATAATGTTTGGATGGACAGACAGATATACAATCTGTATCCGAACATATACGTGATGTATCATGCTGAGTCGGGCCTGAAGAAAGGCCCACCCATCAGTATGGCGAAACAACTGGTAAAAGCAGTTAATGGGACGCGCATCATATCAGGCCGATCCTCTATCCAGGGAATACTTAAGGAGTTAGGAACGGCTCAGACTCAGCCCGGTGGTAAGGTGAATGCTAAATCAACTGCTTTCATCTGTTCATCGGAACTGACCAGTTCGATTGTAGAGGATAAGGTAGCTACGGACATTCTCACTGATTTGTATGACCGGCAATACAATATTGGCGAGTGGCGTAGTCTGCTCAAAATGGAATCCTTTAGTCTTAAGGATCCCACAATCACGATGCTGACGGCGACCAATGAAGCTCACTCGAATGATTTCTTTGCTAGAAAGGATATTCATGGTGGGTATTTTGCTCGTACTTTTATCATATCTGAGAATAAGAGGAATCGAGCTAACTCACTACTTGTCCCACTAATCAATCCGCCTAAGTACGCTGAACTGACGGATTACTTAAAGGAACTAGGTAACTTGACGGGTGCGTTTCAACCACTAGCATCTAGGACTGAGACTGAACATCACACGATTCCACATATTGAGATTGAATCAGGTGAGACTAACTACTTCACATCGGCAGGTTTACTGTACCAACAGTGGTACGAGGGTTTCATCGAACAGATTGCGCAACAGGACATTAAGGATGAAACTGGTACATTGAATCGATTCGGTGACTCTGTTCTGAAGGTAGCCATGTTACTGTCTCTCGCACAAAATAAGCATCTCATCATAGATGAGGAAGCTATGGAATTAGCCATCACCTATTGTGAGAAACTGGTTGGTAACATGAGGGAGATGACTCATGGCAAGAAAGGACTATCAGAGGCTAAGAACATCAAGAACCTGATAATGAATGAACTACTCAGCAGGGACTCACATCAGATGAGTCGTGCAATGATGCTGAAGAAGATGTGGGCGCATTACAAGGATGCGAATGAAATCGATGAGATCATGATGTCATTCGATCAGGCAGGGATGATTAAGACCGAATCGATAGGGAATCAAATCATCTATGTAATGCCGGAGAATATGGTGAGTGAACTGAAACGACTGTATGCGGGGAAAAATCGATGACTTGTGATTGTAAAATGAGTGATAGATTAGAAGGTGAAACAATGCGCGAATGGCTTAAACGCTGTTGGTGTATGTTTCATTGGATGCAAACTGATTATTACAAAAGTAAAATCCATCGATTCATAGATGGAATCTGTTCAATCTGTGGTCAAGAAGAAGCTATTGCATCACAGGAATGCAAGTGATTATTCCAATCCCGATAGATAGGAAGGAGGAGCCTGAACCACCAGTCACATTCGAGAGAGCAGACCATGCGTATGTGAAGTGGTTCATGAATGTACCGTCATGGAAGTGCGTGTGTGGACTAACGAATCATGGCAGGAATGAGCGTTGTGCAGATTGGCGTTGTCGCCGTATGAGGGAGAAATGAGCGAGTTTACTTTAACACCCAGGGAACTGATTAGTGAATCATATCCCTCTGCTGCTCAAAGTATCTCATCATTAGTTACTATTGTGCAAACCAATCCAGGACTAGCTAGAGAAGTAATTGAATTAGCTATTATGGTTGGTATTAATGCGGCAATGGTACGAATTGACTGGGATGCTAGGAAATTAGTTTTGGATAAAATAAAATCTGAAACTACGTTGAGTGGTTGGGCGGGATTCAAAGGATATGGAGAAGGAAAATGAACGGAACAGTGATTCGTGTAATGAGCGATAAAGGATACGGATTCATTAAGGGTGATGATGGGAAGGAATACTTCTTCCATCGTCAGGACTTGCAGGATGGAATGTTCGACGAGATGTGTATGGATGCAGAAAGAGGACAGAGAATACTCGTAGTATTCGAGTCTGTCCCCTCTCCAAAAGGCCCACGCGCGGGTCTAGTGAATGTACTCTCTGAATAGATTAGCGTTCTTGCTGCCAACCTTCTGGGAGTAGATCCTGTAGCCCGCCACCTGTTGCAAGCCAATCATCCTCAGGCTGGATGAATTTGCCTACAGATTCACCTTTAGAGTAAGTCTGAGTACCCATCCCGAATGCTACTGGTGCCACTAGTGGTAGGAGGGATGGGTCTTCTTTTGCCAATTCATAGATATCCTGAATGATCAGGGGAACAAAGAGTTGTGCCGTCCTATCATATACGTGGAATGGCTGATATTCAGACGCATTCAACACATCCCATGCAAACTTAGCCACAGGATTGAGCTTGTTTGAGAATAGTCTCTCACCCTGATCATACTGTGTCTGAGCTTGGAATCCCTTACCGAATCGATGCCATGCACCAGTGGAAGATGATGAGTATCCACCAGTGTAGAGTCGATGATATGCGACCATGAATTGTTGGAACCCACCAGCGGGGTCTAAGCGCGTATCACCAAATCTCATCTTACCAAAGTCTGCACTATCCAGATCATCATTAGTTTCTGCACCAGCTAGTTTACCCATCTGATTGATTGCCATCCATGCAGCAGCAGTGGATATGGCAGCCTTAAGATATTGTTTCCTCACGAATGGACTCGCCATAATGTATGTGCTGGGATTCAGCATTCTCATACGTGATGCGATCATTCGTGGAGCAAATAGCAGATATCCAAGTTTATCAGCAGATCCCTCTAGTGATATTTCGGCTTTCCGATAGGGGATTATATGCGTCTTCAGTGGTCCTCTACCAGTAGCCGTATTAACGAAGTCCACTATTTCTTTCCCTAACACCTTGTTCGTGTAGGGATCTAGATCTAATGCTTCCTGAGCTGTGTATTTCTGCTTAAAGAATCCGGGTCTAGCCTCTCCTGTTTCCAATGCCTTAACTGACATATCACGAGACAAATCGAATAATTTCTGAGTTCGATTAGCTCGAATGTGATTCAACAGTGTCATGTATGCGCGATTGGACCCGCGTATGTATCGTCCAATTGTTGCACCATATGCCCTAGAGAAGCCTGGAATATTACCACCAGTCTCAAGCCATCGAGAGGCAATAGCTGCCTCGCGCTCATCGATGTGATCTGATGCCTTCAATAGTTTCATTCCAAGTTCGTTAGCCAATGATGGCTTTAGATCACCAGTAGTCAGATCCAATCTCTGACGGAATAGTGGTAGATCCTCTAGTTGGGCATTGATTCGATCAAATGCATCTTTAGACCAACCAGCCTTTAGTTGAGGCCATTGAGCCTTCCAGAACTCAGGCGTAAA